GTAGAATTTCCAGCAGTTCAGGTTGGTGATTATAGCAAAGCTCAATATTCTTTTACCTTAGATTTGACAAGTCCTAATGGTGGAGATAGAGCCACATATACTATCACAGTAGTCAATCAAAATCTCAGTGTTTCTCAGGGAGGTCCTGGTAAGACTGAGGGCACTAGACTACCTACTATATTCAATACAAGACCTCCTACTTATGACATTGATATAGACAGATTGAATTATGGCTATTATGTATTACCGCCGGCTGGCTTTAGCAAAGATATCAGTGGCAATCTAGTTGACATGCCGGGCTTGACATATGATCCTGATCAAGAAGCATATATAGGTCAATTTCAAAGCGATAGTTTTTTTAGTTTCCATCTTTTGGGTCATGATTTTGATAATATACCATTGACTTATTCTTTCGCTGGTATCGATTATTCATGGATGTCAGCAGACACTACGACCGGCTGGGTATACGGTGATCCTAGCGTTGCTTTAGACTCGATAGAAGAATTTTCTTTTTCTGTTAGAGTATCAAAAGTTCTAGGCTCGGTTTCTTATGACAGTCCTTTATTCAATTTCGTTTTCAAAGTAGCCAATAATATCGACAGCGATGTAGTATGGACGACTCCGAGCAATCTAGGAATATTTTATAACTCTGCGATAAGCACAGCAAAGATTGAAGCGATGGCAGATGTACCACTGACTTATGAGCTAGTATCAGGATCATTGCCGCCAAACCTAACTTTTACCAGTGACGGCGAGATCATGGGCACAATCGCCTATCAACCTACTGATACGTTTGAAGAACCAAACACAGATGCGACTTTTACTTTCAGCATCAAAGCATCAGCGGTAGATTCATCGTTATCTGATATCATTACTGCGACAAAAACTTTCACTATGACAGTGCGTCAGTTATTTGCTGATCCTACAGACGATCTCTACATAAAATGCATGCCTAACGCTAATGGTAGATTGATCATAGATTCGTTACTTGATGATACATATTTGATCCCAAATAACTTTTTATATAGACCCAACGATGCTAATTTCGGCAAGGCAGAAGATGTCATCTATGCTCACGCATATGGTATAAACAGTAATGATATTCAAGCATACATTGACGCTACAAAGAAAAATCATTACTGGAGAAATATAACTTTAGGTGAACTCAGTACTGCCATTGCTAGAGACGAAGATGGAAATGTGCTGTATGAAGTTGTATACAGCAATGTTATCGATAACTTGATGAAGTATGATAGAGACAATGGGGTTGATTATCGTTACGCTGTTAGCGTGAGCGAAGACATTTATTGGCCTCGATTCATAGACTTGAATCTTGGTCCTTGGTATACTAGCAGCACTGAAATCTATACTAGTTATATATTTGCACAAGATGCATATATGATAACGAATTTCACAGAATTTGACATGCTGACACAAGACGGCATTCCATTGTTGATAAATGGAGGCATTCCATTATTCAATACTAATTTGACTCCTGGATATGCGAGAATACTATATCCTAATAGCTTAGATAACATGCGTAAAAGAGGTGAACAAGAATTAGGGTTCAGCAACGATTTTAGAAAATTACCCTTATGGATGACAAGCCAGCAATATGATGGTAATACATTAGGATATACTCCTGCTTGGGTCATTTGCTATACTAAGCCTGCAGAACCAATCATAGCAGAAGCTACTGAAACACTAGCAAACAATAATCTAATCCTGCTTTCAAGCGTAGAGGGAATGCTAGTAGGTAAGAAGATAGTGTTCACTGGCAACACGTTTGGAAATGTGTTGAGCAACGTAGTTTACTATGTGAAGAGCATAGGCGCAACGGGATATCCAAACGCTATAACAGTCAGTTCTACTTTAGGCGGTAGAGCATTGACTCTTATCGACGAGACTGGTACTATGACAGCAACGTTTGATCCGGGTTCATATGCCGAGATCATAAAAGAAAGAATCGAAAACGACTGGAGCTATCAATTGAATTTGGTTGATTTCCAGATCGATAGATTTAGCGTAGACAAGAAATTGACATATGATTATGGATCTGATCTACGTCCACCGGCGTGGATCGATTATCCAAGTGCGACACCGACCCCGGATCCAGAAGATAGCGAGAATTTCTATGTATTGTTTCCACAAAAGACGATACTACCGACGAAAACCCAATATAATTTATAGTGGTTTATCTAACTATAAATACAATAGGAATTATATGATATGAGTACAATCAACACAAATGGTTTAGATGTGAATTATCCAATACCCGGGCAGAATAATAGCACCCAGGGGTTCCGTAATAACTTCACTAACATCAAGCAAAATCTAACCATAGCAGCAAATGAAATCACAGACTTACAAAACAAGGTGGTAGTAAAATCTGCATTAGCCAATTCATCGTTGAATAATGACATGGCTAACACGTTGATCAGCAATGCAAGCACTCTACAATTTAGAGCTACGACATATAATCTTGGCAATGCCTTGGTGGGTTCTGTATTAGTAAACAATAATCTAGGTGATGTCCAATATGGTAATGTCGCAGGTAATATTGTGCTTGATTTCGGTAACTGGGCTCCTACTAACACACAAAGCACTATCAAGCTACAGTTAGGTAGACCAAACGCTCAAGCAAACTACACGATCTCATTCCCAAGCGAAGCATTGATCGATCAAAATTCAGGATGGGCGCTGTTAGAGAATTCGGGAAACAACGGCACTCTCCCTACACTTACTTTCCCATATGATACGACACAGATAAATCTGACGATCACAAGCACAGATTGCGGAAATACGCTATTCGTTCAACCAACTAATAGACCATATAAAACTACACAGATTCAAGTACGCACACCTCCCCCAACAGGATTCTTGGGAGATGTAGAAGGCACTGTCGCTATCGACGAAGACTACCTATATATCTGTACAGCATCATATGATGCAAGCACGATCACATCTTTGAATGGTCTCACTACCACGACCGGCACTAATGTCATAACAATGGATAGTGATGTGACGGCAGCAGGTGTTGTAGCAGACATGCCTGTAGTTTTCGACACAATGATCATTGATGGAGATAGCGTAACAAGTTTCGGAAATATCAACGCCGGACAAGTATATTATGTAAAAACCATATCTGGATCAGATATCACAATCAGTGATACAAGATCAGGTGGTGTCGCAGGCTCAACGTTAGCACTAACGACTGTATCAGCCAACTCTACAACTAATATGGATGCGACATTCTATGATGGTTCAGATATCTGGAAACGAGTCTCATTGACAGCATGGTGATAGATGGAACATCCATTCATCAATAATCTAGAAGATAAATCTATCGAAGATTTACAAAACACGATTAGCGATTTGACGAAAAAACTAACTTTCGCACATAGAACAGGCAATGGTCCATTGATCAATCAGATCGGTATGGCTATCGATAGCTATCGTAGCGCATATAACAAAAAAATGGACGAGTTGATCAAAAAGCAAAATATCAACGCACAGATAAACATCACGAAAGAAAAGTAATATGAGTACTAGAGTAACAAAAGATTTCACGTTTTTATCAAGCCTTCATTTTGATGATAGGTTCATGGTAAATCTATATGAGATGAATACTAGCATGGTAGTCGAAACATTCGATATGTTAGACCAAAACATAGCTATCGAAAGGATGACTTACTTTATCTCTCACACACTAGAAGACTGTATTTTTGTCAATCAAGAAGATAAAGAGGCTATCGAAAAATATAATAATGCGGGCATGAGAGTAGTCGAAGTTCCCGAAGATCCATATGATCAGATTCTAGGACTGTTGATCATAAACAAATGCAATGCTATCATGGAAGGTAGATTACATCTATCCGACATAGTATTTGGTAGCAAACTTAGCAATCTTATAAAATTTGAATTGACTAGCGAAATGGCTATAAATGAATACCCAGGTAAACATTGGTGGAATGATCACACATTATCCACTACTACTAAATCTAGAAAGAAAGATAAGATCGTAAAGTTATTTGACCAAAACACTCCTGATTGGGCAACTCTTGAATTGACTTGGACTAAAAAATCGTTATAATAGTTTGATGCATACTGATAATTATGGTCAAATGGTATTTGACGAAGAAGACCTCTGTGAGTTCTTTATGTCTCATACTGACAAAACAAATCTGAAAAAAATATTATCAGAATCGGATATACAATTTTCAACTTATTTAGGTTTAGAAAATCTTCCGGAAGTCATAAAATACTCTGATCCAAATCTCTCTATAGAAGATTTTGATAGGCGTAATCAAAATGATTGGTATATGCCTGAAGAATATAAAAATCTAGACATCGCTAGATACGTGCTTGAATTATGCAAAGATGATAGCGAGTTGCAGAGAGCAGGGCAGGAATTGCTTCTTTTTCAAGAACGAGAAATGTTCGATCTATTGAAGTACTTGAAGTATTTGGTCGATACTATGAGAGCAAACAATATCGTGTGGGGAGTAGGAAGGGGTAGTAGTGTAAGTAGTTTTGTTTTATATCTACTAGGAGTACATAAAATAAATAGTTTATATTTTGATTTGAGTATAGACGAATTTTTGAAGTGAGGTAACATCATGTCCAAATATCGCACAGCACAAGGGAAAACACTAGACATGGCTGCATTAGCGGCACGTAATGAAAAGACACGCGCGGTCGGTAACATGAAAGTGAATGCTAGAGGTGATACGATTGACGCTTCTGGTAAAATCATCCAGCCAGTCACGCAAAAAGTGGGAGCAAAATATCAAAACACTGTTGGTAATAGATCAGCCAACGTAAAGAAATCTCCCAAAAAAGCACCCGTAGAAACT